CATGGTCGAATAGAATTAGGCGAACGAATGTCAATCGGTTTTCTACTCAAAACATCAGGAACCAATCTGTTCTCAGAAATATCACCACCGCCTATGACGTTTCCTGCTCTTGCCGTTGCGAGGTTAAGGTCAAACGATGATCTGTATGAAGCAGAAATTATTTCAGAGCATGCTTTGCTAGCACTATAGGGATCATGACCACCAAGTTTTTCATTCTCACGATAAGACCATTCCCATTCATTGTTTTGATAAACCTTGTCGGTAGTTACCATGACAATTGCTTTCGGTTTGTTCTTCCTCAATGATTCAAGTACATTGATCGTACCGTTGATATTTGTAGTCAAGGTGTTGACAGGATCATTGTATGAATCAATGACCAGCGGTTGAGCAGCGAGGTGAAATACTATGTCTGGTTTGATATTATTGACATACATGCCGAGAAACTGAGCATCCCGTATGTCATGAATCGTGCTCTCTGGTTCTTGTAGCACGTTGAAAAATATTTTTTTATCAGAGATACCGTAGACTTTAGCGCCAAGAATCTGCAACCACATGGTCAACCAACTGCCTTTAAAACCAGTGTGTCCAGTGATCAAAACTTTTTTATCTTTCCAAAACATTACCATACCTTCCAAGGGGCAGAGGTTTCCCATAATCTATTCAGTAGATTTTTATCAGGCAAAGTATCCATAGGTTGCCAGAATCCTGTATGTTTGTATGCTTTCAACTCACCCATTTTAGTCAAAGCATTGAGCGGTTCATTCTCCCAGGTTGTCTGATCATTTTCAATCAGGTCAATTGCTTTCGGGGAAACAACAAAGTAACCAGCGTTCACCATATCTCCAGTGTTATCAGGTTTCTCCTGGAAACTGGTTACTTGGTCTTCGTTGATTTTAACAACGCCGAACCTTCCTGGCGGGAACGCAGTTGTCATGGTGACCATCTTACCATGACTTTTATGAAACTCAATCGTGTCACTAATATTACTGTTGATCAAACCATCGCCGTAAGTCAAACAAAACATTTCCTCATCTTCGACATACTTTTTTATTTTTTGTATGCGCCCACCAGTCATGGTTGACGCACCAGTTTCAGCAAACGTTATGTTCCATGGTTCAAAGTATGAATTATGAATCTCAACTATGTTGTTTCTGAAATTGACAGTAAGGTCAAACGTTCGTTTATAATAGTTCAAAAAATATTCTTTGATGAGATACCCTTTGTACCCGCAGCATATAACGAAGTCGTTGATGCCGTAATGAGAATATGTTTTAAGTATATGCCAGAGAATAGGATACTCTCCAACTTCAACCATCGGTTTAGGTTTGGTATCGGTTTCTTGAGACAGTCTTGTTCCCAAACCACCTGCTAGTATAACTGCCTTCATGCTTTTTTCCTGTCGAAATAAACACGAAGAAAGTATTTTCTGAATACGGCGATTACAAAAAACGCAGCGGTCAAGAATGGTGCTGCTTCTGCGGCAGTCATTTCAAACTTAAAAGCGATAGAAATAAAAACAAAGTTTAGTGCTAGATTTATTGGTGTTGCTGCAAGTGTATCAGCAAAAGCAAACTTCGCTGCAGGTTTATTGAATTTCATAATTAGTTAGCAACAGTTCCTTTCTGTTAGACTCATCTTCTCTGTAATTTTTGCCAGAGTGCATGGTGTATGTCAAGTCCCACTCAGTTTGATGCCAAACATCAAACAATCCTCTGATCTCAGGACTTGAGTTGTATGTTATCATCACGTTACCCTTACAGTTAAAGGTGTCTTCAGCAAACTTGTGATGATCAAAACTCAAATGGTGCTTACCTTTCTTGCCATAGAGTCCAGACTTAATATCGTATGGCGGGTCAGCAAACACAAACTCATTTTCTCTGCAGTCTTCTAGAACCGTAGCGTAGTCAAGGTTTGTAATTAACCATGACTCAATAAGTTTAGAATACTGAGGAAGTCTTTCGATATTGTTTCTCGAAAAATTTGACTTGCTGGCAGCGGCAGAAAATCCAGAAGACTCCCCAAGGCCAGAAAAACTACACTTGTTACAAATAAAAAAGCGAACAGCACGCCCGAAAGGATCAAGAGGTCTACTGAGTGCCTCTCGACTCTCGAGAAAAAGTTCTCTATGTGATTGATCAACGTCTTCATACGACTCTGCCTTTAGTTTATAATTAAGGACAGCACTATATAGCGCATCGCCGTTTTTCTGAAGTTGAGACCAAAAACAAAACAAGTTTTCGTAGATGTCGTTGACCCAAACAGGAATGTCCGGATACCTTTTGGTAAACTCAATAGCAAATGAACCACCGCCCAAGAACGGTTCGCGATATGCTATCATTTCATCTGGTAAATGCTGGAACAAAAACTTTGTTGCTCTAGACTTACCGCCAGGATACCTAAGAGGGGTCTTCAGTTTCTTCATCATGTATTTCCATCGAAGTATTAATAGTATACGTGATTGTGTCGCTATTGTCAAACCACTCCTCAAACGGAATGTCCCCCTCAAAGTCGCGACTGAATTCAAGGTAGTGAATAAACTTATCGATGAAGTCTCTTCTGAATTTCTGTTGAGCGTTTTTCTTTAACCGATACTCATCAAGACTTATCACTTTGCCCATCGCGCAACGCTCCTCTATATGCAGCGTCCCACATTTCGGGTGTCGCGTTGTTTATACTATGACCAGGCGCAGGCGTGACATTTGTGACCTGCACCAAATTCTCTTGATCATGAATATACATCTGAATCAAAGTATAGTGCAAGATTTTCATTAAATCTTTTCTTGCGTCGCAGGGACTTCCTTTGTTTCCATATCGCTTTGCATATTTGATGACGTTACCCAAGCAAAACCCAGTACCGTGACCAGAATCAATAATGACATCAGTAGCCTGGTACTTATCCGTCGCATAATGTTGGTCGTATGTGTTGTCGACATATTCTTGTAACTCCCGAATTAATTTGTCTTCATAAAACTTGTAATTAACTCTGCTCTTCATCTTTCCCACCTATAAAACTCATGTTGTCCGATTGTTCCCGTGTATTCCATACCACGATCTTTGACCCACTTGGGTCTCACTTGCAAAGAATGATAGTGAGTCGCTCCCTCAGTTATTCCTCGCCAGTTACCTTTGTCGAAAACTTCCTCTGCCATCATGTAAGATTCTGACCAAGCGTCAGGATCACCAGGTTCATCACTAATCCCATCACAGAACCAAGAGAACTGACACATGTGTCGCTTAGGAACCATGTTACCTTTCCAGTTCTCAACCCAGACAGTTTGTTTTACAACTTCACATACCGTGTTAGGATAGTACGAATCCTCAACACGATTCATCACAACGTCCGCGACAGCAGCTTGTCCAGCAAAAGAATCACCCCGAGACTCATGATAGATATTGAGAGATAAGCAATAACGTTCATCAGTAAGATGTTGTTCTTCAACTGTCGGTCCAGTTGCTGTGACGACAACTGATATCGGTTCAACTTTTCTTTCTTCCAAAGACGGTTGCGGAGGTTCTTGTTCATCCTTTAATCCCATTATCCACGTGCCTAAGTAGTATGCCGTACACACCCATGCAATTACAAGCGCAGCGCCAATGTACTTAGTCCAACCATGTTGCTTCTGTTGCTTTTCGTTCTTTTCCATAATGGTCCTCGAAGATAATTTCGTCCTCTAGGTAAGTGGCAGTTTTCATCTTAAATATCTCTAGAAGAAAACTACCTGTCTGAAAGCAGGCGCTTTTAAAACCGCTGTGATATCCCCAAGTATATGCAACAACCATACACGCTACAGTGAAAGCAGTTTGAGCATATGGATTCATAGTTATCACCTTATTTTAATTGAACTCAGTTTCTCACCGGAAACTCTTTTACCTGCATCAGAATTATCAAATACCGGAGGCGTATCATCAACGAGTTGCTGAGACTCGCTGTTGTCAACGTCATACAATCTCATCTTAGAGCGATCAATACCAACAACAAATCTTTTATTTACGTTGGGATCATTATATCTGTTCTTCAACTGCTTCACCATAATTTGACCTTTAGAGTTTAGTTCCTCAGATGAAACTAGTGCAAACATAAGATCAGCAGTTGCTGGCAAACCAAATGACTCTGAAGTATCTTCAAGTCCGGGATCTGAGTTGGAGAAACCTGAACGAGTTGTTTGAGTTGCCGATATAATTGGAACATCAAACTCAACAGCCAGACCTCTAATCTCTTCAGCGATTGCCTTGATGTATGAATAGGAATTAATGGCACCGCCCATTCCTTTCATTCTCGAAGAGGCACAAATATTTAGGTAGTCAATAATTATGACTTCAGGTCTGAAAGACTTCTTGAGTTTAAGTTCATTCAACAGTGCACGGAAATGACTAGCGTGTGCCTGACCAGTTGGATATTCCTTGATGATCAACTTGCCGTTTGTCTTTGCCGCAATCTTTTCGATTCGGTCGGTGAACATACTCTTGGACATATGTTCCAACTGATCAATCGGCGTGTTCATCAGGTTAGAGTCAATCCTCTCAGCGATACGCTCTTCCGCCATTTCTAGGGTTATGTATAAAACATTACGACCCTGCGAAAGCGCACTGGCAGCGCAATGACACATGAAGAGACTCTTACCTACGCCAGTACCAGCAAGCGCAATATTAAGGGTCTTGTTAGGCAACCCACCTTTTGTAATACTATTGAAAAGTTCAAGGTCAAAAGGTATGCGTTCTTCTTGCTCATGGTAAAAGTTATATCGCTCTTCAACATTCACTAAGTAATCATGACCAATGTTTGTGTCAAAGCAAACTGCCAGGGCTTTCTGCAACAGATCGGGCAAGGCATTCTTGCTCAGTTTCTGATGCTTACCATCAAGAATCGTAATTGATTCCATAATGGCATTATGTAACGCACGATCTTGGCACCATTTCTCAGTTGTGTCGAGTAACCATTCCGAATCTTCTGACTTCGGCGTAAAGATGTCAGGTAGAATGTCAACAGCGTGCGTATACATTTCGGCATTGATTGAAACCTCATCAAGTTCAATCTTTAATGCCTCTTGGGTTGGGAGTTTATTGTACTTCTGTACAAACTTCACTACCTGATTGAACAACTCACGGTAGACTCCCTCGAAGTATTCTTTCTTAATAAACGGAAGAACCTTTCTCATAAAAGATTCTTGCGTTAACATGTTACGAAGAATTGTTTTTTCTAATTCAATTGTCAAGTTCTTTCCTCGGTAACTAAAGCGTTTTCGGCAATTGCCTTTTCAAGTATATCCTCAAGAATCAAACCAACATATTCTTGCAGATTAGCAGAAGTTGTGCTTAACTCTGAGTCAGGCGTGCTAACGATTTCAAAATTGAAATTTAAACATTCTTGCTCTTCATTGAAAGAGATAGCGCCATAACGTATAACAGTTTCAACGAAGTCGCCTTCTTCTATTCTAACGTACCACGCTTGACTATTAGGATCATCGTTAGGAATCAGATTGTAATGAATACCTTCTGATACTTTATTCAAGTTCATTTTCAATATCCAAC